CATTGTTTGCAACCAAAGGACTCAAAGCATTGATGGCATCGTTCAAAGAAGATTGCTGAACATCGGTAATCAATGGAAGCCCAAGTTCTTTCCGTGCTTCTTCGTTTGTAATTACACCAGCGGTGAACAATGACTGATAATCCAATCCGATTGGTGGCTTGTTTATGGTCTCTAATCTTACCTGTGCAATAGGTTCAAGCAAGTACGAGAACACATCATCAATCTTTTGTTGGCGTGGTTCAATGTAGGCGTGATGAAACATCTCATATGCTTCAATTAACTCCGTTCTTCCACCCAACTGACCTTCTACACGCACCCCAAACAACATTGGAGAGTTGACCTTGTGTGCAACAAATATCTCTTGTTGAACGGTCTTATTAAGCAAATCAAATTGCTTGTCAAAATCCGATGGTTGAAGGTTTGAAATGATTGATTCCTTCTCCGTAGGATCGTTGTATTGAATAATCAAACCACCGGCATTGTCCGTGCCTTGATAGTTCTCCTTGAATCTCCTTGCAGTTGCACGAGCTTCTTCAGGTGTTGGGATTCCCTTGAACAACTGGATGTGAGTTTGTGCCGTGAATCCGTTCTTGATGCTATTCAAGTAGTAATTGGAAATCTCGGTGTCAACCTCAATATATTTCAACGCACCTACATAATCAGGTAGCGGATATGTGCCTTCACCGGGACGATAGAATTGGCAATAGTACAATTGCTTTGATTCTCTCGTGATGGGGTTGTAGGGTTGATAAGAGATGCGTGGTGCTTTTGCATCAGTCCAATCTTCACAATAGATGTATTCACCATCCAACCCTTTGCGAACATCCTTGAATGGGATGTGATAGTATTCAGTTGGTGCGGTCTTGGCTTTGTTCCAAATAACCTCTACACAAAACCCATTGAACAACTCCGCATCGTATGCAATCTTTGCTTTGAGTTCCTCGTAGGTCTCATAGGCGTTGATGTTCTTTAACTTTGCTTCGGCTTTGGCGATGTCGGTGGTGTTTTGTCCGTAAACATCAGTACCAATACCAGCAATATAAGAAGCTTTTGCAGAAACGATGGCATTGTGCTTGGGTGATTTGTTAAATAACTCTACGAGAAAATCGGGATAGAGATTGTCTGCTCCGAAAGTCACGAACCCCTTTGCCTTGTTCTCCTTGAACACAGGCAGTTTGTTGTCGTGAAAGTTAATCCTTTGGAATATCATCGTACCTAAATAGCAACTTAAAGTGATTGCAACATAGATACCAAATCAGGGTGCGGATAGACATCAATTTTGTCTGCACGAACCGAGTTGTGAGTGAACACTCCATTCTTTCCGCTCAAAGCTCTTTTGGTAACTTGCCAAATATCCTTGTGATAGGTCAAGTCAATGCCGTACTTCTCACGCCACAATAACAACAACTCTTTGGTTGATGCAATTTGCTCCTTCGTGTAGTTCTCAAAATAGGTAAATCCCTTATACGGCTTGTCAAGTTTGCAAACATCCTTGACCTCCTTGCCGACATAGTTCAAGAATTTGCCGTTCTTCTCTACCAAATAACCCCAATTGCAAATCTCAATGCCAATGGATGTCTTGTCAAGTTTGATGAATGGTAACCCTTTGAAGTGAGCAGATTTCAAACCCAAGTGGAACGCCCAATGTTTGGATGAGAACCCTTGAACGATTTCACCTGTGCGACTTATCGCAATACAGGTTGCGATGTTTACTGGATCGGCATCCCAATACTTGAAGGTTGCTACTCCGTCACCACCACCAGCGGTGTGATGCAAATAGATTTGTGATTTCGGTGACTCTTCTTTGTAGTAACCGTTGAATTTAACTTGTTTCATCCGTGAAGAAGTTTGTGACAAACTTGCCGAGTCCACCACATATGCCAATGATAAGCATCAACTTTGGATGGTCAATGTTTAACCCGGCAACAAACAACGATCCCGCAGCGATGGAATCTCCAAGCACACGGAATCTTTTTGGTGTTGGTTCAAAGTAGGATTTGAAACTTATCCTTGTCCTCTTTTGGGTTTCCACGATTTGTGCTTGTTCTTGTGCTTGGTGTGTCTTCCGAGCTTGTTCTTTGGCTTTGCCCTGAACGATGACTCAACCTTAACCTTTGCCATCTATGCGTTTGATTTTTTTATGGTAATATACCACCGCCAACACGCCCGATATAATACCAAGAATCCCCACACAAAAAGTGACAATTGGCTGATAAGTTTGAGTAAAAGTAACAACGGCAGACGATGTTGAAATCGCAGTTGCAATCGCTGCCGTTGTATCATTATTCAGGTGCTTCATCGGCAACAGGTTTTAAGGCGTTCTCATACGCATTGATTAGAACTTTAACCTCATCAAGTTGCATCAACAAACTCGCTTGTTGTTGTTGGAGTTGCTCTAATCGTTGTTGCAAATGTTCCATTATGCTTCTTCGGTTGCGGGTGCTTCGGTTGCGGGTTCTTCAACAACGGGTGCGGGTGCAATACTCCAAGTGTATGAAGCGATGTTAGCATAGTAAGTATCAACGCCTAATACCTCATCGGCACTTGGGTCATTTACTGCTAATACACCACGCCAAAAACTTGATGCGATTACAACGCCATCTTTTACTACATCCGTAGTTTTACGAACTTCAATCGTGCCATCGGCTTTTACATTAAAAGCACTGATGTAGGTTATTTCTTCTATCATTATTTTAAGTTTTTAAAGTTATACAAAGTAAGTTGCACTTAACATCATACTTCTATTAGATGTTCCATCAATAAAGGTAGTATCACTAACTCCCGTGTTTGTACGAATTTGGATTGAAGTACCGCTTACGCCAACATAGCCAGTTGCTACCGAAGCCGTCAACGAGTCACAAAAGGTGAAATTGACCATTCCAAAAGTTACATTATTGCAAGTGAAAGGTAGTCCCGATATTGCGGCAGTACCAGATGAAGAAGAAAGAGTTTGATTCACAAAATTCATTTGCACATTTACCACCCTACCTATTTTTGTATAAGTAGCACCAATAGCACCCGAAAAAGTAGTTCCCGAAAAAGACGGCGTCCAAGTCCCCTCCTCATAATCATCCAAAGCGTTTGCGGCTGCGGTATCTGAACCGAATTTTAATCCGTCAGCGTCAACTCGTAAACGGGTTACATCATTTGTTCTGATTTGTAACGGGATGTTGTTTACAGTTCCAACATATCCCACTCCGCTTCCAACCGCATCAACTCCTAAAACCGCTTGTGGAGTACCACTTCCCGTACTTCTTACGATAAGCAATCCGTCATACTCGCCCGTTCCTACAACTGTCAATTTAGCAGAAGGCGAACTCGTTCCTATACCTACGTTTCCTGCGTCCGTGATACGCATACGCTCGGTGTCATTGGTCAAAAACACCAAAGGCAGGTTTTCCTTTTGCGCTACATACGCATTGCCTACGCTATCAATGGCTACCTCAAATCCGTCATTTGCACCCGAACCCGTTGCACTATTACTTATGCGAACAGCAGCGGTAGCCGCTGACGGTACATTAATTTGGAGTGTGCGTTGAGGCGTAGTCGTTCCTATACCTACGGCACTTGTTGACAAAGCAAGAATTGAATCATTGCCTAATCCATCACTTAATACTTTTGCCGTTGCACTTAGCGGTCCATTATCGCCTACCTTAATCAAGGCATCGTAAGTTGTCGAGGGCGTTAAGCCCGTTAAAGAAGTTCCCATATTTATAAGTTCCAAAATTCGTTAATAGTTTCCCACTTCTCGGTGATAAGTTGCCATTGACGAGTGCCAACTGCAAACCCATATTGAGAGCGATTAATTCCAACGCCTAATCCTATGCCTTGTCTCATATTAATATCCAATTACTGAACCAGCAGAGATGACAAAGCCCGTGATTTTTGAAGAACCACCAGCGGGAAGATATGCACCTTGCACAAAAGTGATTGATGTCATTCCACGACTTGAGAGTACATTCACTCCGTCAACGCTGAATGATGTGAACACGGTGTTCTCTTGAACAACAAGAGCGGAATATCCGACTCCTGTCACCGTTGATGCGG